GTTGCGAGAAGTTGAACATCAACGTTCGTCGTATCACCCATTATGTTCAACGCCGTTGTGTAAGCAGAAACCGATGGACCCATGTTGTATCCACGGTTCGTTGCGTTCATGTCAGCTTCAACGGCTGCATTATCGATCGTTGCCTCATCGTTATCGAAGATGTTCACGCCATCGAACCCGCCTTGCATGAAGAACGACCACTTAAGGAAACGCCTGTTAGCCTGAATGAAATCGCTGGGTAACAGAGCACGAGTTGCGTTCGTTTGGTTCGGTACGATGTTACCGTTCCTGACGTACGTCGCACTCGCCCACTGCGTCGGATCGGCAATACCAACGGAGTTCGTCACCACCTGAATGTTCATCAGGCTGAAAAGGTTGTTGTTGAACACGTCTGCATCAAGTATCGATCCTGAAACAGGTTGAGCTCCGGTGTTATCACCAACGCTGAAGTCCTGAATGTCAGTGCGGAACTCAGGAAAGTACGTTGCAAACGCCTGAAGCGATTGGTTTGGAAGAGTACTGAGGTTTGGAGTCGCGACGTTCGTGACATGCTCAAATTGTGTGCCCCAATACAGAAGCGGATTGACCTGAACCTTCGCTCCGGTGCCCTGCGAAATGTTTTGTCTGAACGGCACTGGCTCCTGCGACGTTGCTGCAAACAAGCTCGTCGGAGTGCTCTGGAACAATTGGCCTACGTACCCGCCAACGTCTGACCACGTACCCGAGATGTTGTTAGGTACAGCTAACGTACCTGAACCTGCCGTGACCAAGTGATGTGCTCCGCGCAAACCAACGGGTAACGCGGTCGGATCGATCATACCGGCATCAACGCTTGGATCTACTTCGATTCGAATGTAGTTCGACGCATTCTGATAGCTACCATCAACAACGATCTTCTGTGCTGTCTGACCACGATCGAAGTTGAAGTACGTGTGCACATCACCGATCACCTGCGAAATGTATTGGCTATCGCTGGGATCAAGAGACAACCCTCTCCATTGCTCGAGGTAGACTGGAGCAAGATCGTTGTCGGTCCACGATCGAAGAACGAGGTCAAACGTACCATACGCATTGCTAGGATCGCTAGAATTTGCGAGGTTCTCTATCGAAAGCTTGTACAACGTTGAAACGTTCGCTCCATCATCAAGCGCATGAACTCTGAACAGGTTCTGCGGTTTTCCACCGAACGGTTGGCTAACTACCCACGGGCTACGAGCACGTTCGAACCGATCGCGGAAATCTTCGTAATCTGGAACCTGCGACGTGCCTGTGTCACGTGCCACTGAACTAGTGAGAAGGAACGCTGCGATTTCAATTCCATTCCCTGGTGACGCACCGAGGTGCGATGCAATCACGCCAGACCCTGTGACAACAGCAGTCACAGGATTGACATCCCAATACGTGTATAGATAATGACCAGCTTGCTCGAGATTGAGCGGGTTCGTGTTGAGAACGTTTCCAATGTAATTTGGCGATGTCATATCGAACGATGCAGTGACAACGTTTGGAAACAGCGGATTCGTTCCCTGTAGACCGTTGAGAAGCATCACGAAATCCTGCTTCGGATAACCGTTCGCCAAAAGCGTAACGTCTCCAACCGCAAATCCATTTGTGTTCGTTGCAATTGTCGTCGCTAAAGGCTTATTATTGGTGATTCCAGGTGCAGACGCCGACAACGTCAGAATGACACCAGAAGCCGCCATCAGAACACCACGAACGATTGGAACAGCGTTTGTTTGTCCTGATGCCTGTAAACCAGCAGAACTGAACTGCGTTGAACCAGCCGATTCAGACATGAAACAACCCAGGAAATACGTCCTGCCAAGGGGCCCACCCAAGACAGCATAAGGATTCGGGCTCAACGATCCTGCGTTGGACGCAAGCGGTTCTTGCTCGCCAACAGTAAAACCAGCGTTGGTGACGTCACCGTTCGTGGTACGTGCAGTACCATTTCCTGCTCCAAGAACCTTGAGGTACGTCACAGAACCTGCGTTACGTAACCACTCAGTCACCGCTAAGGGTCCGAACTTTTGACCATCGGTGAGACCAAATTTAGCGTAAAAATCATCAACGATACCGACGGTGACAGGAACGAATGCTGGACCCTTCACTGACGTGCCGATGATTCCCGCAGGAATACCTGAAGGTTGTGCCGTGAGAGGTTGTGATAGATCGATTTCCGTCGCTGAAGTGCCAGCTGATCCGAATTTAAGTTGTGCCACGTGTGTGCCTCTGCTTTGTAAGTATGGACGGTCACAAACGTATTTTCATTAACAAAAAATCGTCGCTACCCATTTCAGAGCAGCGACGATCGTAAAAAACATTGTGTAAATTCTACACGAACGATGTTCCTGAATTTGTTATGATAAAATCAACGGCAATGTATTCAATCGTTCTCGTTGGAACGACGACAACACGACCGTTCAACCTGTTCTGATCCATGTCAACCTGCGTGTTGTTCGAGGAATTCATGATCACCTGGAACGATTCAATGCCGGCCTGCGTTTGTATTAACCCTAACTGCAATGATGCATTCGAAACGAACTCATTCCACACGTCTGGCGTGTTCTGCTCAAATTCTAACTTATTCGCAATCGCCAAGATGATTCTCTTCACCTCAAGAAGCAGCCTTCGAACGTTTACACGATCGAGTGCGCTGCTCTTCTGTTGAAGCGTCTTCTGTCCAAAGATCACGAATCCTTGTCGCGGAAACGATGCGATTGGATTGATTCGACCATTCGTGTACAAAGTGTCACGATCCTGAGAATTTAACCTCACCTCAACGTTTGTAACGAAGTCCAACGATGCACGGTTGAAACCTGCAGGAGCAAACCACGGGTAACCAACCCGATCGTTGAACGATAGAGCCGCCAACGCCGCCACAGACGAGGGTACCTTGATGTTCCTCTTATTTGTAGGATCTTTGATGTAAACATCTGGAAAGTACGTTCCTTCGTAGTTGTTATCAATGGCCCTTGTGTTCAACCCTGACGTCGTGTAGTTGACGTCTGGTCGAGTGGTTGACGTGTCAAACAAACGATTTCCATTCTCATCGAACTTCTCGATGTCCATGACGTAGTATGCAAGACCATATGTCTTCGCTTGTTGACCTGCGTAATCAGTCACGAATGGTTCGCGAATTCCTGGGATCGCAAGGACGTTGTGATTGACCTGCATCTGATCGGTCATCACATTGATCGCGCTGATGTACGACTGAACAGCTGAATTTGATTGACCGGTTCCACATTGAGCATACGTGAATCCGGGTGATTGAAATCCAGGTTGTGCTTCACCGACGAAGCTGGTCGCATAATCATTCAACCTTCGAGCATCCGGATCAAGAAGGTTCGTGCCGTCCCAACCTCCCGCCAAAAACGTGGAGAACTTGAGGTACGGAGCAAACCTATTGAATTGCTGTGGCGTACCCTTACCAAGCAACGTTGCAAACGTCACTCGAGTCATAACACCATCGTAAACGGTGTACTGTGCCGAATCATTTGTTCCGTTTCGAATGTACGCTGCCTCACGCATGTGAGTGTCGATCGACGCGGTGAGATCGTTGATCGATCCATTGGAGAACGCAACCTTCGACATCGAAAATTTATCGTTGTTGAAAGTATCTGCTCCAGACCCTGTCACCAGCTGATCAAGGTTCATGATGCCAAGCATCTGTGTATACGAATTTAGTAAATTATTTGGTGCCGTCTCAAGGTTTGGATCTAGAGGAATGTCTAAACGTTCGAACTGAACTCCCCAGTAGTAAAGTGGACTAGAGATTTCAGTCGGGCCAGGCTGACCCAACCACGTTGCCGGTGCAGGTCGTTGACCCTTTGTGACCTTAGAACGGAACGGTACAGGAGGAAGAATGGATCCGCTCAATGATTGCTGACCAACGTTGCTTCCTGTCACAATGCCGTTGATCCTCACGATCGATCCAACGTTCACACCTGAATCTGATAACGTATCATTCGTCTTCAACAGGTTGTGACCCCTGAAACCAAACGGAAGCGATTGTGGAGGAACGAGACCCTGATTGACCTGATTTGTCATCACAACCCGAATTGTGTTCGATTTATTGGCATACTTGCCGCTTGTGATGATCCTACGTTCATCGGCCAACGTCGAATCGAAGTTGTACGTAACGTGCCTATCACCAATAACTGCTGCAACGTAGTTGTCTGCGTTTGGATTTAAACTGAGGTTGTTGAATTGCTCAATAACATTTGGATTCACATCGTTATCATCAAAGCTCCTGACCTGCAGAGCGAACGTACCGTATGGGTTCGTCATGTCGGTTGACGCCTGTAGATTAACGATCGAGATCTTGTAGATGTTGTTAGCAAACTGTCCATCATCTAACGCCTGCACGCTGAACAGGTCGTACTCAACGTTGCCGAACGGTTGACTGATGAAGTTCGTCGTCGTTGGCGTCTGGAACCTAGCGTCGAATGCTCCGTATGCAGCTCTAAATGCGGGTACGTCGTAGTAGGGTGCTGCTGTCAATGCTGCGTCTGGATTGTTTGCGCTAATGTTGCTCGTACCAGAAAGCATGCCAACGACAGTCGCGGTTGCAATCTCATCGTCAACTGCGAAGTCAGCATAAAGCATGTGTTGATACTGAACGAGCTTGTCTGGGTTGGAATTCAATAACTTCGCGTAGTAATTCGTGCTATCGGGATTCAATGAAGCCGACATGACGTGAAACCCAGGAATTCCATCATCACTGTAGTACGCTGAACCTAACGTTGAATAAATCACCAACTTGAACGTACCGTTGACCATGCTACCGTAATCGACCATCGACGTGAGCAACGACGTCATTCCACTCGTCTTGTATGCCGTTGCAATATCGTGGTTTCCATCGGTGACAAGAACTCTGGCCGTCTGCGGCGTCATGAGCATTCCCCTGACGAGCCTGACCGTGCTACCGTGAAACGAAGAGTTGTCAGTGAACACTGCAGGACCGAACGCCTCATTGGGTTGCAACGTGTGTTCGGCTGCGAGCAGCTGCACAACGCCGGTGTGTCGACCATAAGGATCGCTGGCGGCGATCGTGCCGTTCAGGTGCATGCCGGCACCAACGGTGCGACCAGTCGTCTGCGTTCTTGTTATGTCGCCAGCGAGTGTGTTTGCGCCTGCTCCTAGCACTCGCATGTACGTCAATGACGGTTTATTTGCAAGAAAGAAGTACGCGCCATAGGGACCGTAGCAGTTCGGATCTAGGTCGCCGAACGTTTGCAAGTATTCTGACCAATTACCCACTGTCACAGGAACGAACGCCGGACCCCTGTCAGACGTACCGATGATTCCAGCTGGCGTTCCCACCGGTCCGGTGGGTGATAGAGCCGATTGATCGATCTCCCTATCGTAAAAGTTCGGCGATAAGAACGTCTGATTAGGCATCTCTTGGCTCCTCTTGCGACGAAAAATGCTCGTCCTTGATAAGTAGGACCGTTAAATGTGAAAGATCACCCGTCGTCCACAACGATGGTCAAACCACCCAACGATGCATCTGCCGCCGATAGAACCGTCTCACCCGTGAACTGGTTCTGGCTCTTGACACGAAGGTACTGTGTTACCTTATTTCCGTCCCTATCGATTCCAACGATCTTCTTGTACCTCGCCACAGAAGAACCTCTTGGCAGTTGCTTCAACGCAGGATCATCAGGATTTGTTACATCAACGTTGGGATACAACCTCGTTCCATTTGTATAACGTTGGTCGCGACGCTTGTTCGGAGCATCATCACCCGATGTCAACTGTAACGTTGGATCATCGGCACCCAAGAATGGATCGGCGATCGACCCATTGCTTGTCGTGATGCCAGGCGCAATGTCTGACGTGAAGCTTATCGTTGGCGATGACACGTAGCGTTTTATTGGCACAGGAGAACCAGGAACGCCAGACGCAAGGATGTAACCGGGGACCTTGACGACGAACTTGTACTTGATCAACCTTTCAACCTGCGAATAGTCATCGGTGTTCGTGTCTGAGGTGTACGTATTAGAATCTATCGTTGCAACGAACCAGTAACCCTTCGGTGAATCTATCCTCCAACAGTTGCCTTGAGGCAAAAACGATGCAATCAACTGCTCTATCAACTGGTTCATGTGTAACGTATATTGCGTCCAAATCGTAACATCGTATTGTGCGGTGAAGAACTGAGGTGCAGGAACGACGATCGTCTCGTACACGTTGTTCGTTCTATCGGGCACCAACACGCCTCCCTGAACAACAACGGGATCCTGTGATAGATCGCCAATAGATCTCAACGATGTCAACTGCGTCTGATCAGCAACGGTTGGTGACACCACGAGGTTCGACTGGTGACCCACCAACAATCGATTGATTAGCTGTTGATAACCACGATCAGATTTGTCCAGGCGCCTCTGGATGACGATCTCGCCGGTCTGTTGGTTGATGCCCCTGCCGGCGACATCATCGTTGGGCGTTTGTTGAACGATCGTTCTTATGGCAGTTATCAGAGGAAGGATCAACGCATTGTTGCGATCCCTGACGGCACGCATGCGCTTGTTCAATGCCCACTTCTCACCGGCAGCAAAGATCACCGGAACCT